CAGAGAACATCCTGAAGGGCTATGAAAACAAACTTGAGAATGTCAATAAGGCCTTGGATGGAAATGGGAATGCTACCAAGTCCAACCGTGAACAACTGAAAGAACTTCAAAACGAACAACAGCGCCTTGCAAGTGAAGGTGATAAAGTTGTCAGCTCATTCAAATTGCAAGAAAGCCAGATGGGTTCCAACGCTAGTGAAGCAGATAAGCTGGCACTTGCTGAACAGAAAATTGGGAAGCAAAGCGAGATTGTCGCCCAGCAAATTGAGAACCTTGAGAAACAGCTTGCTCTTGCAAAACAAGAGTATGGCGAGAACTCAACAGAAGTCAATAAGCTAGAGACTCAACTGAATGAGTCCAAGGCTGCCTTCAATGGTCTTGCCAATGAAATGGAAAATCTTGGTGAGTCAGGAAAGAAAGCCAGTGGCGGTCTTGAAGAGACAAACAAGCTTCTGAAAGCTGAATTACTGAATCAATTCTCTGAGAAGTTATCTGAAATCAGTCAAAAGTTGGTTGATTTTGGGAAGAGCGCTCTGGATGCGTTCCGGGAAATTGATGAGGGGATGGACACAATTGTCACCAAGACTGGTGCCGGCGGAAAAGCTCTTGAAGAAATGCAAGGCATTGCCAATGGCATAGCCACTGAGGTCCCTACTGATTTCAGCACCATCGGGAATGCGGTTGGTGAGGTCAATACTCAATTTAAATTGACCGGTGATGCTCTCAAAGTGACCTCAGAAGACATGATCAAATTCTCTGAGATCAATGGGACAGATGTCACGAACGCAACAATTCAGTCCAAGCAAGCAATGGAAGCTTATGGCTTATCTATTGATGACTTAACAGAGATTTTGGATAATGTGACCTATGTTGCTCAAGATACAGGGGTTTCTGTTGATGACTTGATGAAAAAGGCCACAGATGGAGCGCCTCAGATCAAGATGCTTGGTCTTGAGTTCGGTGAGGCAGTCACATTGATTGGCCAATTCGA